TCCATTTTGCTTTTAAAGATTCAATCATTTAGATCTCCTTTTTTAGTTTTTTGAAGTATATTACTTTTTTATTAATTTGACTAGTGCGTTTTTTCATCTAATTGTTTGTTAAGTTTTTGTCTAACAGCCTCAAAATGTGGCTCCCAATCAGCATCACTACCTGTTTCAAAATCACCAAATTCTATACCATAAATCCATATTCTATTTTTAGAAGTTTTAAGTGTATAAACTGGTTCAATTCTATCAGTAAGTACACCGTGTTTACTATCTTCTACTGCCACAAATTGATTGTCTTCTATCACCCAGTGTGATCCAGATACTAAAACATCTTTGTAATTATAAATTCTTGCAGGTAAACATTGCATTGTTACTTCTACAATTCCACCTCTAGTTTCGTCACCTACTTTAATATTAGTAATTTCTTTAGTAGTGCCATCAGCCATTTCAACTGGAGTACCTTCAACAAAGCAACTCTTGCCACCCCCTCCGGGAGGATCTCCTTCATCTTGTCGACCTTCGCCACGTCCTATAGGTTTCTTTTTCTTAGCTGCTTCTTCTGCCGCTTTTCTTTTAGCTTCTTGTGCGGCTAAACTAAACTTATCGGTATCAGCAAAAACTTTATCTATATCTTCTTGGGTCATGCCCATACCGTATTGATCATAAGCACTACCGCCCATATCAACATATGGATTGTAAGCTACTGCATAGGGATCAGCGCCACCAAGATAATCACCGATGTCCCCGAACTGTGCTCCAGAATAAGGTGAAGCTAAAGACGTTAGTTGTGGTGCTTGGTAAGTACTGTAATTTGGTGCTGCGGTCGTACCGTAATTAGGTCCGGGCACCGCGCTAGGATTAGGCATGTAATTACTAAATAAGTTACCACTAGAACCGCTAGCAACACCTAATAGTCCTGGCATCGCCATACCACCTGGTGCACCACCTTGTTGCATTCCTACTCGGCCACCGTCTGCCATTCCCATTTCTAAATCTAGTCCTGGTATTGTTCCAGATTTATTTAAATATAAAGCTGTGCCCATTGGGTCAGCACCTTGTTCTATAAGATCATCAAATTCTTTTTCTTTATAAGGCATCATTAAATCTGCTATTTGAGAAGTTATTGCTGTTGTAGGAAATAATTTTAAATTATCAATAACGTTGTCAAAACCTTGACTAACACTGCTTCCTGCTAACTTTCCTGTTTGATCCACTTCATCTATTGAGCTTGTTAAAGGGTTTCCTATATAGTCGTCAAAAACTCCACCTAAACTAAAACCACCAGTTTCACCACCTTCTTCTTCACCGCCTTCTTGACCACCTTGACCAGCTTCCATAGCTGCTTTGAGTAAAGCTAATCTTTCTTCGGCACTGCGGTCTGGTTTAGTATAAGCATATTGATCTGCCATATCAGCAAAGCCAGTACGGTCGGTACCACCTTGCATTAGTTTTAACATGTCCCCCATTGATGCCATAATTAATTACCTGATTTAATTGTTGCTTGCATATTCTTTATACCATCTTTTGCTAGTGATACACTAGCTCTAAGTTTTTGATGTTCGTCATTTTGTTCCATTTTGTCTTCTGCTAGTTCTTTGGACTGCATCATTTTAGCTCGTTCTAGATTAATCTTTTCTTCAGCCTCTTCTTGTCGAGCCTGTTCTTCACGTGCTTTTAAGTCTAGTTCACGGTCTTTTAGTTTTAATAATGGATCATTTTCAACTTGATTCAAGACTTCTTTTTCTGCTTCTGCAAAGTCATCACTAAATTCTGCAATTAACTGTGATTTTCTAGCTTCCATTTGCATTTTTAAGTTAGTTTCTTGCTGTTGTAGCTGTTGCATTTGTGGATTTTGTTGTAGTTGTTGTTGTAATTGCGGATTTTGTTGTGCTTGTTGAATTATTGGCTGCACTTGTTGCATTAATTGGTCCATTTGTTGTTTTTGTTCTGCAAATTCCATTTCTACTTGCTCGGTTGCCATTAAAAGTATGTGTTCCATACAGTTTTGTTGTAACATACCCATAGCTGCAGGGTTATTTCTAATAACTGTAGTGCCCATAAACCTTAAATGTGTTTTCATGTGCGATTGGTGGTCTTGTTTTGGAAAAGCTTGAAACTTTTTACCATTTAACGCCAATATATTTTCACTTGCTGGGTCAATAGCTGTTGGTTGTGGCGGTGGTGGCAATAATTGATCAATATCTTTAACTCCAAGTGCCTCATACATATGTCGATACGCATGATAAATATTATGCATTTGTGGATTAGTCATAGCAATCTGCATTTCTGATTGTGCAATGCTAATACGTTGAGTTTGTGAAAAAATGTTTGGATCAGCAACTGGTATAATATCTACTTTAGCATCAAAATCTTCTTTAAATATTTGATTTTGGCCACCGACAACATCATACGGATACATTGCTGGTAAATAACTTACAAAATTTTCTGCTAACAACATAAACTCGCATTTCATTGCGGCGTATAAACGTTTATGTATTGCTGACATAACCCGCGATCCGCGTTCCAAGAGCGCGACGGTCGTACCGACTGCTGCACCTTGGTTACCATCACCCACTTGCATATCTGCTATGCTCGCGAAGCGTTGACCGGCCTGAACCACTGTACCCATTAATTGTAGTAGGGTTGCATCGGGTCCTTTGAACGGTAATGGCATGAACGCGTCTCTAAGGTTTCCACCAGGGGCATCTACATCACGAAACTCGCCCGGCTGCAACGGTTGCGCTTCGTCGCGGACTCTGATGCCACGCATCTTGAATCCGGCTGGTAAATTAGACAAGGTGCCGGCATCTAAGAGTTGTCTTAGAGCGGCTGTGGCGGTTCTAGAAAGTCCGCCGATCATATGAATTAACCCAAATCCATAGAAGCCTAGTCCTGGTAAAAATTTAAAGTGTACAAAATAATCTTGTCGTTTTTTTAATTGGTCGTTAACTTTCCAATTTCGTTTAATAGCTAAAACTTCTCCTGTGTCCTCTTCAAGAGTAACAATGTATGGAAACTTCATACCAGTAGATTCTTCAGTTTCAGGATTGATATCTTCAAAACCTTCTATTTCTAAATTAACGTGACATTCTAAAATAGAATGCACATCATGTTTATTAGTTTCAGTACCATCTAATTTATTTTTTTGTTCTTGTACGTCATTGTTTTGATACGTGCCACTGTCACCAATTTCTGCATCCATGCTATAAATACCAGCTAGTTGATGTTGCACTAAATCATTGTGAGTCATCTTAACACGATGAATAATAGTTTCGGTGTCGTCTAAAGATGTAGCTGTGTACGGCACATATAAATCTTCTGCCGGTACAAACTTAGATACACTTCTTTGTAAGATTGCATCGTAATAAACTTTTTTAAAAGTAGAACCTGACAGTGGTAAATTAAATAACATTTGATCAAACTCTGGTTCGTACTCTTTCATGTTAACCATTAATTGATAGTTCATAAAATCTTTAACTCGAGCTGCTTGCGCAACTTTTTCTGAAGACTCTAAACCCATAACTTGCGTTCTAACTGGTCCGCCTGCAGGCAATAATTCTTTGTAAGCTAGTGCTTGGAACTGTGTTACTGCTTCGGCTAATACTGGGTGAGTTGCACCAGATGCACCTTGAAACGGCTCTGCTCTATTTTCATATTTAAAACCTAATAGCTCTAAACCTTCTTTATAAGTTTGTTCCCATTCTGAGCGTGAAGAATCACATTCGTCAAACTCTGCTAAAATGTCACTAGATATTTCACCAATTATATCGTCTTCTAAAAAGTCTACTAAATTAGCGTCATGCTGGTCTGCGCCTTGCATCGCTTCTGCTTGTGGGTCAAAATCTATTTCTGCACCACCATCTTCCATCATCTCAATATTCATATCGTTAGATGGGTTTAAATCTTGTGCCTCTAGTTCTACGTCTTCCGGTAGAATATCTGTAGGCATTTTGCCTGGTATCATTTCTTTATCTATAGCCATTATTTTCTCCTAAATAAACTTCCCATGCCATCGGACACCGGGCCTTTTTGTGGTGGTACTGTACCACCGTTTGCTTTTTTTGTCTTTGGTTTAAATGGTATAACTTTAC